TCACATTCTTCATTTACCCATACGTAATCCAATGTTTGTTGTGTCATAATTAATCTTTGTTTGTTTATGTTTTATTTGTATCTAGTTTATTTTCAATTTTAAAAATTGATAGGTTTCTTGTGTTTTACACCTTTGCACATTTAAAACGCCGATTTTCTTACACCTTTTCTCATTTCAAACGCCCATTTTATAGATGTAGTTATAATGAAAAATAAAATATTTTTTATTTTGTAAATTGTAATGAGATATTTGTTTATTTTTGTTATAATGTAAATCATACTGATTTATAAATGTTGAAACTTGTAATAATCCTTTATAAACAGCTAAAAATCCATTATCGTATAAATTATGACAATATCTACACATAAATTCTACAATATTTTTATCATTTTTTTCATTATTATTTAATAAACATCTTGGTTTTAGATGGGCTGTTTCTAATAAACATAATGGTAGTTTTTTTTCACAAATTATACACATTTGCGTTTTATTAGAAATTAAATAATTTCTCAATTGTTTTTGTTCTTGTCTAATCTCTCTTAATTCATATTTTATATTATTTTTACTATATTTTTTGTAAAATTTAATAATAATTTTTGAAAAATAATATTTATGGTCGTTTAATATTACATTACCTTCATTTGATAATTCATAATTTTTGTTATTAAAAAAATTATGTTGTTTTTAATTAATTTAGTCAATTCTGTTTTTATATCATTTATTTCAACTAAATTATCATACCGAAATTTTATATAATTATATATATCTAATAGTGTATTGTTATCCTGTAAAATAAAACAATTAATAATATAATCTTTCATATTATTAATATTTGTAAATTGCTTTTAAGTCAAATTATAATGAAACCATAATATTATAGCCTCGTTTACCAGGATTATTATTTACATCAACTCCTTTACTTTTTTCTTCTTTGTAATTTATTTTTTCAAACTCCTCTTTAAATTTTTTCTGTGTTTTCAAACATTTTTTACCATTTATTTTGCACCAGGTTTCATATATTTTGAATATATCTTTCAATCCAAATCTTAAGTTTGTTTTATCCGTTTTTTTACAACACGAATTTGCGAATAGCAATATATCACTATTAATTAATGGTTCTGTTGAAATATTTGGTTGTATAACATTTTTAACAGGTAGAGGAGATACTATATTTAACGAAATAATTTCAGGTTTATCTTTATCATATAAATATAACCAATCATCAGGAGTTTTCCAATAATATTTATCAGGCAATCCTATAGCATCTTCAATAAAATCATCGTTTTCTTCATTAGTATATCCGTGAGTATTTTGTTGTTTATATTCTTCTTTAATAACTGAATACTTTACATTATCGCCATTAACAATATATGGAGTGTTTTTTATGTAGTTATTGCTTTGTTTTGGTAATTCTTTGTCATCTGTTAGCCCAACAATATGATAATAATCTTCATCATTATAGTTAATAATAGTACATTCATTTTTTTTATTTCTTCCGTAATTATATTCTTTGTTAAATAAAATAGCTTCATTTATTCCATTTTTTCTATTCATATTAGCTGTTGTTGGAATATAAATAAAATGTTTTTGAAATTTATTATCTATATTTTGAATACACTCAAGCATTTTCCCTTTATTTGTTATATCCAAATCTGTTTTAGTTATTTTTTTCGGTATAATTGATTTAAATTCTCCATACTTCTCAATAAACTTATTTGTTTTCATTTCTTTTACTTCATTAATACATACATAATCAACTAATTTAGTTTCTTTACACCATTCACTTATTTCATCATCATTCATATCATCAATCACAATTAATTTATATCCATTTGATTTCTTGTCATAATGTTTTATTGGTTTTAAATTTTTTCGTTTCTTTGATACATCAATATACTTCATATATTTACCAAACTTAAAATCTCCATTATCAATTATACTTTCTAATAAATCTTTAATTTCTTCCCAACTCTCACACCTCATAATAAAATTTTCAATTTCTTTTATAAATTTTACATAAAAATTCTGTATTATATCTTGTAATTCAGGAGTCGTCCATAAAGTAAGTTTCATACTCCCATTTTTAAGTTCTACGTCGTTATATTTTCCTTGTAATCTTAATCGCTGTGAAATGTCAGTGCAGTTTAATGATGCGTGAGACACAAAATACTGGTCTGTTAAATGTAATGAATAATTATCATAATCATCACTTGTAAAAGAATACCCCCTTTCTCCATATTTACCTGTTATTGTTATAATTGTTTTACATAAAAATTGTATATCACTTTTTTCAAATAAAATTCTTAATAATTTATAAACAAATTTTATATTTAATATTTTTGTATTTATATTGAAATAGCAATAATTATTAGGTAGTTTTTCAGATTTTTCAGTATCTATAGATGAGCCGTATATTCCTCCTGATTGCCATAATCTTTGATTTGTTGATGATTGTTTTGAGTCCCATTTAGAATAATATTTTATTTCTTTTTCATAATTTTTTGATAAATATAATCTTAAACAATTTCCATGATATATTACTATAAACAAATCAGGGAAATCTTTGACTATTTTATCTACTAAACAAAATTGATTAGCTCTTTTTTTTCTTCACTAATCAATAACGAATTATATTTAATTGTAGGTCTTTTAAGTAAATTTTCTATTATTTTTTTTATATTAATATTATAATCTTCAACAATATCATAACGAGTTTTTTTTTATGATTTTCTGTATCTTGATAATCCCACCAAGATTCAACAAGTGTTGTGTTAAAATTTATAGAACTATTAAATAATCCAAAATAATCATTTGCCCTTTTCATTTTATGAACCTTTGATATTTTAATTTGTATATCAGTATGGTCGCTTAATCTTGTGGTTACGTTATATAACAATGAATGTGCTGTGCCTGTAATATGTAATGCGTATTTTACTTTTTTATATATTTTGGCAAGCAATATTTCACATGCTGTGGAATCTTTTTTATCATTATCATTAGTTCTATCGTTTGAAGATGTAGGACTCATTAAATCACTTTCATCCACTAATGCGGTTATATTCACAAGCTCGTCATTGTAATAAATATACTCACTAAATTTTGTATTTAGTTTTGCTAACTGAGTCTGGTTCATTAAACAACAAAATATGTCATTTGAATTGATTGCTTCTTTATTACTTAATTTATTAATAATATCATTACTATTTATATCTTTTAGTTCGGGAAGTTTATAATCTTTCCAATATTCAACATTTGTTTCCTCAAAATATTCTTGGAGTTCATTATTAAATTCTTGAAATAATGTTTTTATAAATTGAATATTAAAATTGTATTTTTCTGTTCCAATAATATCATCTTGTAATTGTTTTTGGTCTATTGTCAAATTTCTAAAAATGTATAAAACTGGTCTTTTTAGTATATGAACCGAAATCCACATAATTATGCACGCTTGAACTCTTTTTCCAAGTTGTATATCTCCCCATAACAATTCTACGATTGATTTTTCATTATCTTCTAAATTAAGTGCATTTAATAAATCTTCTTCAAATGAAGGTAAATTAATGTTTTTTGGGATATTCTTTAATTTTATTGGATTATTTCCCCAATTATGTCTCTCTAAACTTTCTCCGTTGATGTATTTACACTTATTTAACATATTATTTATAATTTTTTCAAGTGGTTTTTTAAATATTTCATTTCTTTTTTTGAAAAACGTATTTATTTTATCTTGTAGATATGTCATTTGTTGCATTTATATATTATGTAAGGCATTTATTTAAATCAATTTTTTATAATATTAATTTAAAAATGCCTTGTTAAAAAATGCTTATTTATATTAATTATAATATAAATTATCTGCTGTAAATTATTATTTAGTTGAAGATAAAACACAAGAAGAAGTATGTAAAATATTTAAATGTTCTCGTAGAAGTCTAATGCGATAGGTTGAAAGATATAAAAAAGATGGTAATGTTGATATTTATTATAGGAAACCAGTAGCATATAAGGTAAAGAAAGAATATGTTGATTTCTTATTACAAGAATTAAAGAAAAATAAAACTATTACTATTGAAGATTTATTATATTTATTGAAAAATAAATACCCTGATGTAGATTTGAATAAATCACACATTAACCGAATTATAAAAGATAATAATATTACATTAAAAATTACAAGAATACGACACGAACCAGTTAAACGGTTTGGTAAAGATATTGACATAAACGCAAATATAAAAAAATTTTATGACGAAATAAAGAAGTATAAAATAGAAGATATTATTTGTATTGATGAAACAAGTATAAAATCTTTACAAAAAGACATCATTGTTATAATGAAATTGGTAAAAGATGTGTGATAAAAACGCAAAGTCAAGAAGTATTCAAAAAATATACTGGAATATTTGCTATTTCGGTTGATGGTGTGATAGAATGGGATTTATATGAAAAAGGTGGAATAAATACAGATAGGTTAATTGAATTTTTAGAAAAAATATTACAAGTAAATTAAGAAATAAATTAATTATATTAGATAATGCGAGTAGTCATAGAAACGAAAGAATAAAAGAATTAGTGAATAAACATAACAATATATTATATGCTGTTCCGTATCAACATTTTACTAATTCTATAGAAAATTATTTTAGTATGCTAAAATCACGATTGCAAAAATTAGATGGGTTAACACATTTAAAATTAAAAGAAAATATATTAAAAGTAATAAGAGACATACCAAAAGAAAAGTATGAAAATATATTTAAGGGTTCTTATAATAGAACAGAAAAATATGTAAAAAAACCATCAAATAGGACACGAAAACTAAAAAATTACCTACCTTAAAATCGGCGTTTTAAATGTGCAAAGGTGTAAAACAGATAACGTGTTGCGTTAAAATGTACTGGTTATCATGTATTAATTATATTGTAAAAAATTGAGATAAAATTATATATCGCTAATATATCCATACACTATGACTAACAAAATGACATCTGTATCTTTTGATGCATTCATTAAAGCACGTCCAGCTAGTAATGGTAATCCAATTACGCACACACGTATAGCAGATAAAAATCTAAAAATTTATGGAGGGTCATATCATATTTCTGATACCGATGCTAGTTCTTTTATGGAAAAATATTATCAAAAAGTCTTTATAGATGGTAAACATGAATATATCACAGAAAAACAACTAATCGAAGATGGTCCTCTATTGGTAGACATCGACCTTCAATATGACCCTAATGTAAGTGATAGACAGCATACAGAAGATTACATAATTGATCTTATAGCGATGTATTTGGATAAAATAAATCTATATTTGGATGTTGAATTGAATACGAAAATAGATATTTATGTTCTTGAAAAAAAAATGTAAACAAATTAGAAGATAAAAACCAAAGACGGTGTTCATTTGATTTTGGATTACAGGTCCATAGAGCAATTCAAATAATGATACGTGAAAAAATTGTCCGTGAAATCGCAACCATTTGGGACGACCTTCCAATCATTAATACGTGGGATCAAGTTGTAGATGAAGGTGTTGCTCGTGGACACGTAAATTGGCAATTGTTTGGCTCTAGAAAACCAGGACACGATGCATATGCTATAACTAAACATTATACTAGCATATTTACAAATGAGTGGTCTTCTCCTTGTAAACAAGCCATACCAGTAATCAATAGTCCAGAATATATGCAGACGTTAAGTGCCAGATATACAGGAAACCCTAAATCGTCTGTTAAAGAAACCGCACAAACAGAATATGATGCAGTAGCTTCAAATTTACAACGAAAAACGCGTAGAAAAACAGAAACAGCACCAAGTACAGATGTGAAACTCATACTACAATCCGGACGGTTCGACAAAATCACAGATGAAGCGACCTTAGACAAAATTATTGAATGCATGTTAGAACAAATTAATCCCGCAGATTACCGTATTCGCGAAACACACGAGTATACGATGAGCCTTCCAAACGAATATTATGGACCAGGGAGTTACAATAAATGGTTGAGAGTCGGATGGGCGTTAGCCAATACCAGTCATAAACTGTTCGTTTCGTGGTTGAAAATGTCTTGTCAAAAAAACGGGAGGAATTCTTTGTCGCGTGGTGGAAAGTTCGATTGGGACAATTCCGTTCAGACTATGTATGATATGTGGAAAACATTCGATTGTAGTGGTTCTCCTGATGGACTATCTCATCGTTCTATAATGTACTGGTGTAAAAAAGATGCGTTTGATAAATACGAAAAAATCCGTAAACACACTATCGATTATTTCATAGACCAAACGACAATTGACCCTACTGAATTCGACCTTGCATCGGTATTATTCAATATATTCAAGGATCGGTTTGTTTGTGTAAGCATAAAAAATAAATGTTGGTATGAATACATTAACCATAGATGGTTTGAAATTGACTCAGGTAGTACACTTCGGCTATGTATATCTAAAGAAATGCATTTTGAATACCTTACCCGCATTCATGATCTTACTACCGCTATGCAAACAATGGAACAAAACGAACATTATGAAGCTATGCGGAAAAAAACGTCTAAATTAGCAGATTTAGCTGTACTTTTGAAAAAGACCCACTGGAAAAATAATATTATGCGTGAAGCTTGTGAGTTATTTTATGATAAGGATTTCTTGAATAAATTAGACCATAATCCTTACTTGTTGTGTTTTAACAACGGTGTAATTGATTTCAAAGAGAAAAACATCGTCCAGGACAACCAGACGACTATC